TGCTCCAATACCTACAGAGCCAGCCACTAAACCTACATTATTTGATTCTGCTGAATTACCTGGACAGCTTACCCCCGATACGGTAGCGGGTAAAACCATTGAAGGCGCGCCTATAGTAGCCGAGGCTCTTCCATTAGGACAACAAAAGCTTGCTGAACTAGAGCGTAACATTGATGCTTTGGTACAACAAGGTACTCCCGAGGCACTTGCACAAGCAGAAACATTAAAGCAGCAATTACCTGAAGCTCCTCAAGCTAAGGCTTTCCGTCTTGGTGAAGAGATGATGCAGCTTGAGCGTAAGTATAAAGAACTCGAAGTCCAGCGTGATGCAACAAAACCGCTAAAAGAAAAAGAGCCTTTATCAATTCAGATGAATGCCATAAAGACACGTCAAAATGAAATTCTTAACGAAGGTAAAGTTCTTGAGCAAGAAGGCGTTGACTTTGAACCTGCTGGAGGTTTATTTAAGCCTGAAGGTAAGCGTAAGCTACGGGTGGGTGAGCAGGTAGATTTAAATTTAGAAAACGTAGTTACTGAAGATGCGTTTAAAGAAATGGGTATTGGTAAATCAAACAAAAAGCTACGGGAAGCAATACTCGGTAAGAACCTTTCAAATCCAGCTGAGCACTCTTTTGTTGTTAAGGCCTTAGATGCCTTTGCACAAAGCAGGAACGTTGGTGGTGATATGTCTACACGAGTAGAGCAGTATGCCCGTAAGTTAGAACAGGAGGCCCCGAGTGAGCCAAGAACGATATCTAATGTTGGAGCCGGAGCAGGTCAGCCAAGCATTTCTATGCCTAATGGAGAATTCCAACCCACCCCAGGACTTGCAGCATCTTCAGTTACAGGATTGGATAGCGTTGAGCCAGATGTTGGAGGACCTATTGCAGGAGCGGGAACTTCTAGAAAAATTGGGAAGGCTTCAGTAGCACGCCCTGAGTTGTTGGGTAAGACCACAATTGACTTGGCAGACCGTATCACCCAAGGTGACCTTAAAGGTGCTTTGCAAGACATCGCTAACGGTAAGCAGTATTCACCGCTTGATAACTTAGTAGCTAAACGCTTACTACAAGCCAAGAGCCTACCTAAAGTAGAAATAGTAACGCCTGACGTTACTAACGGTTACCCAGCCCAGTATGACCCAAACACCGACACGGTGCAGATTACTGCTGGAAATATTGATTCACACACGGTGCTTCATGAAACAGTGCATGGCTTCTTGCATGTAATGATTCGCACCTCAGACGCTCGTAAAGCTAAAGGTCTTGGTGGGCTACCTAAGTTAAAGAACCTAGAAGATATTTACAAGCACGTACAGAAGACACGTCCTGATTTGGCTGAGAAGTACGGCATGAAAGACCTATCTGAGTTTGCCTCAGAAGCCATGTCTAACCCTGACTTCCAAAATGATTTACGTAATACACCCTACAGACGTACAAACGTGTTTGCCGAGTTTGGTAGAGCCGTACTACGCTTGATGGGTATCAACTTAGACCAATCGGGTATTGCTGACATCGACTCTTTAACTGCTGCTTTAATGAGCGCGGAAGAAGCTATGGGCACTGGTCGTAAGATGCAAGAGGATGTGCAGGGTGGAGTACGTCAACAAGTTGAGCCTGAAGTTGCCAGAGCCCTTGGTAACGATTATGAGTTTAGTGGTCCTGATACCGTTGGTATGACGGATAAGCGAATTAAAGATTTATTTAGCGACTCTTCTTATACGCAGAATGATGCCGAGGCTAAAGCAAAAGGTTTTATTGGGTATGTAAATCCAGTAGATTTTTTAAATGCCACACGCACTTTTGAGATTGCTGAAAGACAAGAAGCCCAAGAAAATAGGCCTTTAGATAAGCGGCAGCTAGCTGACGAAGTACAGCCAATCACCTTGTTTGTAGAAACTGCTGAAACCCTTAACGACGCGATTAGAGTTACTGGGCATGAAGGTCGTCACCGCATGATGGCTTTACGTGATGCTGGCGTTACGCAGGTTCCCGTGTACTTTAGATTTTCTCGTGGTGAAAACCGTTCTACATTAAATAATATGTATGTTGCCCAAGAAAGATTTGGTGACGAAAGAGCAATTAGAGGTTTTATAGCACGAGAATTAACCCCTGTTAACTACAGCAACTATAAGTTCATCAAAGAAAAATTTAGCGCTAAGCAGGGCCAGATTGCTTACATGCAGCGTACCCCTCAAGGTTCACAAGCTGAAGCCGACATGCTTGCATTTGGTGGTAAGGCTGAGCCTAAAGAGCAGTCATTCATTGACAGACAAAAAGATAAGTTCAACACGTCTAAGAACAAATGGCAGGAAAGCTACGAGCTAAACAATGACTGGGTGTCAGCTACATTTGGCAAGATGCAGAACATCGCCTCATTTGACCAAGCGTTTAATAACCGACTATACAACCACTTCACTAACTTGAAGAAGCAGGGTGTTATGACCATGCAGCAGGTTGAAAGTGCGTTGATTCGTATCAGTGCATCCCAGGCTTTGCACCGTGGCAACTTAGCTAATCAGATTATTGACCGTGGCAACTACGACTACGATGCTGTAACTAATCGTTGGACTTCCGTTGAAGACCCGATCAACATGAAAGCTTTTGAAGGGTTAATTCGTTCTTTAAGCGCTAAGTTGGGTGTTGAGCCTAACCGTGCACGTCAGATTATGGGCGCCGCATACGAAGCAAACCGTCTACAAAGCATGTACCAAGACTTAGATACAGCTACTAAAGAACTAGCTCAGGCTGAAGCTGACCTAAAAACAATCAAAGAACCTAAGTTAAAAGATACCAAGAAGAAGCTAATTGACTCCCTTAAAGATGATATTGAGTCTTTAACCGATAAGGTTCAGCATAAAACCCCTGCGCAGATAGAAGCTGGTATGCGCCTGTATAACAGTCACCCTGAAATTCAAGAAGGTACTAGGGTCTGGAACACTATGCGCGGGCGTGTAGTAAATATGCTTGTTGAAACTGGTGTAAAAACTGAGAAACAAGCCGAAGCTTGGTTAGACGAAGCAGCTTATGTACCGTTCTTCCGTGATATGGAGGAAGAAAAAGTTATTGGCCCACAGATTATGTCCCGAGGTATGCGTGAGTCAATGAGAGACTATGGTATGAAGGGTAGTATGCGGGATGTTAATGACCCTATCGAGAACATGTATCAATGGATGCAGTGGTCAATTGCCCGTGCTATCAGCAACAAACAGTTACAGGTTATGTTGGACTCTTACAGAGATGCCCTACCCAATGAAGTTCGTGACGGTAAAGGTGTTAATGGTAAGACGTTTGCTATCTACCGTGATGGCGTGCAGAAGTTTTACAACATAGACGATGCGGCAGTTGCTCAGGCGTTTATGGGTTTAGAGCCTGTAATATTCCCAGCTATTAAATACTTTGCCACTACATCTAACTTCTTGCGCCACGCAGTAACCCGCATGCCTTTATTCCCTGTTGTGCAGATTTTCAACGACTCGTACAACGCTATGTTTGTATCAGGTCTAAAGAACCCGTTTGGTTTGTTGAAAGAGATTGCCAAGGAAGTTGTAGCTACAACTAAAGGCACAAGTGAAACCCGTAACAAGCTAATTCAAGCAGGTATTTTAGAGACACACGACTACAATGCTTTGAATGAAGCTGAGGCTATTGGCCAACGTTTGAACCTAAATGAACCAGGCGCGTGGGCTAAGTTAGCTCGTGGTCTAGATCGTTTCTCATCTGCTTCAGACAACGTCATCCGTCAGGGTATTTATAACCAGTCTCGTAAAGAAGGTTTGTCGCACGAAGCAGCTATGGAAAAGGCCGCTGAGGTTGTTAACTTCCGCCGTGTAAGTGGTAATGAGACCGTGCAGTTACTAAGCCGCATCGTACCGTTCTTTAATGCTTATACACAAGTCGCAAGCGTTGCGGTAAAAACCCTTACAGGTCGTGGCATCTCTCCACAAGAACGTGACGTAGCGACTAAAACGCTAATTGCTACAACTACTAAAGTCATGTTGTTGAGCATGATGTACTCTATGGCTGTGGGTGACGATGAGGATTACCTCAAGAAGAATCGTGTATCGCGTGACCGTATGTTTATGATTCCTGGTTCAGGCGGTTTTGGTATCCCGATTCGTATGGATTTGTTTGCCATCCCTAAGCTAGCAGGTGAGTATGGCTACCAGTTGATGACTGATAGTATGTTTACAGATAGCAAGATGCTTCGTGAATCCATGTCACGAGCCATTAAAGGGGCAATCATGCCCCCGTCAGAGGGTGTACCACAATTAATACGCCCAGCTTTAGGCGTTATGATGAACTACGATGCGTTCCAAGACCGTGAAATTATTAACGCAACAATGCGCCGTCTAGACCCTGAACGTCAATACACCAAAACAACTTCTGAGATGGCTAAAGCTTTGGGCGCTATGACGGGCATCTCACCTTTAAACCTTGACTTCTTATTACGTGGGTACCTAGGTTCTGTAGCTACGTTATCAGCCCTAGCAACTAACGACGCGATTAACGCTGTACGTGGTGGCCCTGCTAGACCTGACCGAAGTATTGGTGACATTGTTAGTGGCCTTCCAAACATGGGCGCTATGATGAGCAGGGAAGAAAATACTGCGGTATTGACTGACTTCTATGAGGTTGCACGTGACGTAAACAAAGCGGTTGATACGCTAAGCAGTATGAAATATGCGTCACCTGAAGCTAAAAAATCTTATATAGAAGAGCACAAGAAGGAACTTGGGTTAAAAGGTCAGGTTCAGTCTATCAATAAGCAGTTGACCGTGCTTAGACGTAGGGAGCAGATGATTCGTGAAACTCCTGAAGGTAAAATGACCTCGGAGCAAAAACAAGTTGAGTTAAAGCGTATTGACGAGATGCGGGGTCGTATGACTCAGAACGTTATGAAGATTAGGCAAAAGCTCTACGAATAAAAAAGCCCCGCACTTGGCGGGGCATAAAGGTACTCTTAGTAAGGAGATGTAAACAGAGGGTTTACAGGCGAAGAATAACCTAAAATTAACCTTTGCGCCAGAACCTTAACCCAATTTTTCCATTTTCCACTACTTCTTTACACACTAGCTTTACGCCACGTTGTTTACCAGCACTAACTACTTGCTTAATTAATGGTTCGGTATCCAACGCAGGGATGAAAAAAGAAGTTCCCAGTTTCATCTTGTGCCACTCAATTACTACCGGGATTCCTTCATTACTTATCATCAACAGGTGCCTGTTTGATAGCCTCCACGTCTACTATGTTGAGAAGGTTGTCATCAATCTTAATTGCCGTTATCGCAGGTGAGCTTAGCGCCGTGCCCTTAGCCATAGCCTTCTTAGTAATCTCACCATTAGCCATATCTTTAAGCGCCCTTACAGTTCCTTTAAATGAAATCTGTCTTTCCACACACCATGCTTGTAGGTGATCATGGTCAATAAACAAGTGTTTAGTATCGGGCTCATAACGAATACGTAAGTCGCCAAACGGTTCTCTTAAAGGTGCTTTTAGTAAGCCAGTACGTTTGTCACTTGTAGAATCCACAATTAATACGTTACGGTTATGGGTGTTCAAGTATTGACCTAGGGTAGTCAACGGGTCACGAGTAGCAGGTTTAACGCTATCCTTCAAATCGCTAAAGTGTTTAACAGCCCATTTCCATACACGATCAACGTCAATATCATGTAAACCTATTTGCTTAGCAAGCAAGCCGCCAGTAAACGCAATAGCCGCACCTGCTGAATAGAAACGTTGCTTCTGTGAAAGGTTAGCATCTTTGTCAAAAGCCTTTTGAGTTTTACGTAGAAGCTCTTTACATTCAGGTAAGTACGCTACATAGTGCTGTAACAACTCATCAGCCGCAAAACCGTAGTTAGCCATAAGAACGTGGTCAAACAACTCATCAGATTCTTCTTTAGACATGCTATGGTCGGCACTAATTTCCACCTCAACAATACGTAACTGCTCTGATTCAGGTGTAGCCTTTAAAGCCGCAATCTTCTCGTGCATAGAATCATTACCTGACATAAAGCAAGGTAAAGACCAAGTCGTATTATTGATACGCATTTCATTTGAGTTTGACTTCATGCGGTTATTAGTACGTCCCTGCGAAATCGCATAAGCAATCTCAGATGCAGCTTCGTTAGTCATAGCCGTAATTTCATCAATACAAATAGGTAGGTTGCAATGCACGCCCATTTGGTGGAACTGAGACTTTAATGTGTCACGCTTAATTAACATCATGTCAACTGGGTGCCCATAAATACTATTAATCATGCGCTGAACGGTTGTTTTACCAGTACCCGATTCGTTTTCCGTGATTGAGAAAATTAAACCTTTTTGATTCGTAAACTTAAGTAACGGTGCACCAAGCCCAGCAAAGAATAAGAACGCACGAGCCTCATTTCCAGGTCTAGCATATACGGATACAACCTCTTTCCACCTATCTAGGCTACCACCCTTTTCAGGCGGTTTAAAATTAGCTACCGCAACCAAGGTTTGATTAGACGGCGGTGAGTAGTTAATACCATCAATAGAAATTTCACGGTCAGCAATAATAAACTTAGTGTCGTTATCACACCAGCCAAACTGATTACGCATCTTCTCCGCTTCTTCACGGTCTTGTAGCTCTTGTGCAAACTTAGTTATGTACTCCATTACATCCGCCATCTGTTTAGCGTTACCAATTACACCTTGCTTGGCAACAATCTTTTTAAACTCATCAGGTGCCATGATGCTAGTCGCGGGTAATGCAAACTCTCTAACACCGTCTTTTGGTAGGTGTAAACGCAACCACACCATAGAACCCAACTCAGTATCTTCCATACGCTTCACCACATAGAAGTCGTACTTATAGATGAGCCTATCCTTTTCTTTAACGTCACCTGTTTCTTCGTCAATAAATCCTAGCTTGTACACCCCGCCGTTTTTACCACGGAAGTATGGGTCTGGAAACTCAGGAATCGTATAGGTGATTTCTTTACCAATAGCTACGCTTGGCATGATTATGACGTTGTCTTCTTCAGTAGCCTTAACGATCTTCTTACATAACTGCACGGGTGAAGTAATCACGCCTTTGTTTGGGCAACCATCACAACCGCCTGGGTTTAGCGTTTCAATAGTAGAACACTTATAAGGGCCACCTGTAGAGTTAGCCTTCTCCTCAGTTTCTCTCACTGAATAACTTGGGTGCTTGTTCGACATCTTGTGGATAGCTGTATCACGGTCTTCACAAACCTGAGCAATAGCTAAACCTGCACGCCACAACGGCTCTTCGATCGTAGCTTGGTTCTTATACATGTGCATCAACTGAGCGCAACCGCCCGACTTCATAATGTCGGTAAAATTAGACACATAGTTACCCAACAACGCACGGGTTGTATCGTCCATTGGTCTACGAGGTGCTTTAGTTAAATCAAGCCCAAGGTTTTCTAAACCTTCTGAGACCAGCTTTTTAAACTCGGTAGGGTCTACTGCCTTAGCCTTCTTAACCCATTTAACTTCTTTAGGTGGGTCGGTCTTAAAGTTCAAAGTGTCAGGTATACGTAACACCATAGCAAGGTCAGTAACCTTAGATGGGTCGGTCAATAGCTTACGCTGCACCGCTTGGCGCTTTAATAACTCGGCGGTGGCTTTCCAATCAGCGTTTAATAAAGTCTCAGTCAAAGCCCAAGACACATGTATCCCGTTACCTGAACTAACAATGTTCGGTCTTGGTAACCCTAATTCATCACAAAATCTTTTTAACTCAGCTACAGCTTCAGTCTGTGTTAAGTAACCCTTTCCTTCATCTGCGTACTTCTGTCCGCAATCTAAATCTAGAAAAAACGCTTTTACCCACCCAGCATTTATTGCTTTTCTATTCTCGTTGGTGATAAATTTTGATACGCCAAAGTAAACATCACGCTTTTCATCAAGCACACTTTGGATTAACTTTTCAGCACCTTCAATAGTATCTGCAAAATCTTGGCGAGGATTCGTTCCTTTTTTGTAGCTCCCTATACAGTAGTACCCAGTACCTTCTTCGGGTAACACCGTGGAGAGAAAAGAACTCCATGAGGTCATACTTATTCCTCTAATTCCGCCGACAATAATCCCTTCGTGCTAGTGGCATTAGCACAACGGTTGGCTTTACGCCGTCTTTATATAAAACTTACGTGCAATTGCAAAGTGAGCGTCTGACATCTCGCTCTCGCCTTTAAACCATGCGTATACAGCTGTTCTTGATACACCAAATGATTCGGCTACATAAGCAACAGGTATGTCTTTTTTAATACAATGCCTTCCAAGCTGCACCCCAAGTAACTTTTGGTTTGCTTTCTTGTTAGCCTTTACTAGTTGTTGTGAATAACCAATCATATTTATTAGGAGGGGCGGGTGGTTGTTTACGCCACCCTTTAATCGCTGAACCCCGTAACCTTTCTTAAGTCCAGTCGTCTAAAACAGTGTTGATGTCTTTTGGTGCTTCCACCTCGGCCTTTTTAGTTGGGCGTTTTACAGGCTCATCAATAACCTCCGCTTCAACTTTGACGGCTGGTTTAGCTTCAGCTTCAGCTTTAGGTGCGGGTAAAGCCTTATCTAGTTCACCAACCGTAGAACCGATTGCCGTTTTAGTTTCAGGGGTTTTACCCTTAGCTTGTGAGTTAGCAAACTCATCAGGTTCTAAATAACGTACTGCTTTAAAAGTAAGTTTTGGTGTGGCGCTGCTCGTGTCAAAACGCATCTCTGTAACTACGCTAGTAACTGATACATTGTTTGTACCTAGTAACCGAACATACGCTTCTAGAGGCATCTTACCGTTTTCAGCTTTACCAAAGATCGACTGGGCCGGTAGTGTTAATTGGAATACATCACCTTGCTGGTCGTTCTCAAGAACCACAGCTAAGCGGCGTGAGAATTTACAAGCACGGGCTGTTGCGCTACCTTGTGCTGAACCTGCAATGTTTTGTGGGCAATCTTTACAAGACTCGCATTGCTTGCTCGTACTACGTGGGCTAGGCTTGATGCCATCATCTGAAAAACAGTCAGGTAATTTACCCGCTTGACCTTCTGAAAACGTACCCTCGTAATAGTGACGTGAGTTGTATTGAGCCGCACCAACGATAATTACATTCATCGCACGCTCTTCATTTGTAGCAACTTCTTTACCTGCAACCATCATACGAAATACAGAACCCTTAATTGAAATACGCTTAATGGTTGAGCCTTCGCTATTACTTATCTTACCCATAAGGGCTTTTGTTGTTTCATCCAACTGACCACGTAAGTGCGCTGGTAGGTTACCGCTTAATAGGCTTAGTTCATTTGCCATGGTTACTTCTCCTTAGTTTGTTGCTGATGTTGTATTACAAATCGTTTCAATGTCAGCTCTCTTGAAACGTAGTTTTGTGCCTACTTTGAAATGCGGTAGTTTGCCTTCTCTGCATAGCACGTAAATTGTTTGGCGAGAGACACGGAGTATCTTCGCAACTTCGTCAACTGTCAATGGGCTAGTTTCCATTATTTACTTCTCCTTATAGTAACTGTGTACTTGTTATTTATGTTCATGCCAATTGGCATTAGGTTTGGGTTTTCATCTAAAAACTGTTTCATATTGGTCGGGCTAATGCGCCGTTGTAAAAGCTGTGGCACGTTGTGTTCCATTATGAATTTATACATGCTGTCCCAATCGTTGGCTTCATAGTTTGTCCTAACACTACGATAAACCGTCCCGTGCGGTGTCTTAATGCTATCCGCGCCTAATTCCTTACACATACTAGTTAGCTCAGCCTCAACCATATCCATTTGGACTTGTATTACGGAATCTGCCTTCTCGTATTCGGTAAGAAGTTCTTTACGCTTGTCACGCATCTTTATGTATGCTAGTGCAAGCTTGTCTGCTTTAACCTCAGTCATTTACAACCCCTTTTGTTATCGTTTCTTTTCATTATATACGTACAGTTGACAATGTCAACTAAGTAGTTCCCCGTATAGGTCAACTATTTTTGTATGAACGTCAACTTTTTCCTGCAACATCTTATACATACGTTTCTCTACGGGCGAGCCTTGTAAGTGAATCACCGTGCTTGGGTTCTTTTGCCCTGCTCTATGTACACGAGCGTTTGCCTGTAAATAAGTCTCTACTGACATCACTGGGCTCCAGTAGATGATTGTGTTTGCCGCATGAAGTGTTACGCCGTGTGAAGCGGCTTGTGGCTGGATTACTAATACTCGTGGGTGTGGTGTTTCTTGAAAGCGTTTAAATATCTCAGTACGTTTATTTACTGGCACGCTACCACTAATAATCTCAGTTGTGTAACCCGCTTTAATAAGTTCGTCTGAAACAATTTGTATGGCATGTCTATATGGCACAAACACGAGCACTTTGTGACTAGATTCATCAATAACTTCTTTAAGAATGTTTAGTCGGTTACTCGCATCGAACTCAATGACCTCACCTGTATCGGAATACACCGCACCTGAAGACAGTTGTAAAAGCTTATTCATAGCAGCTGCTGCGTTTACTGTTGTTATTTCCTCACCAGCGGCTCTGACTAACATATCTTGCCTGAGTCTTTCGTAATACTTGTTTTGCTGTGGGGTTAAAGGAACGTCACGCGTTGTGTAGGTAATCTCAGGTAAGTCTAAACACTCTTCTTTGGTGTAACGAATCGCGGGTTGTAAAGCCTCGTACACAATCGTATCTGAATCATGTTTTGGAACCCACTTAAACATCGTAATTTTTTGCATTACTTGGTCGCGGAAGTGTGAGTAGAACTTAGGCACCCCATTAGGGTTTACTAGTTTGGCAATACCATACGCATCAACAGGTGATTGTGAGGCAGGTGTACCCGTTAACATCCATAACCATGTATGCGGTTTAACTAAAGTGTTGAGCACCTTCCAACGTTTAGTTGTTGGGTTTTTATATGCGTTAGCTTCGTCAACAACAATTAAATCAAAATCAGCCGCTTCGATATCGTCCGCAACAATCTCAAGCCCGTCAAAGTTAATAATAGTAAACTCAGCGCCTTGGTTAATAATCTTCTTACGCTTTTCTCTAGCGCCATAAGCCACATCTACTGTGCGGTGGATAGCAAACGTAAACAAGTCAGCACGCCATGCGGAATCCATAATAGATAAGGGGCATATAACCAACACGCGTTTAATTAAACCTAGCTTCATTAGATAGTCAGCTGCCCATATAACAGAAGCGGTTTTACCAGTCCCTTGCTCATTAAAACAAAAAGCTCGTCTGTTTAAAGTTAGAAACGATGCGGTATCTTTTTGGTGGTCAAACGGTTTATAGAGACCAGTCCATTTATATTTACCTAAGATTGGGCTAGGCACGTCACGCATTTTTAAATTTTTAAGAACCTGCGCTTCTTCTAAACCCCAGTGCACTAGCACCTCTGAATAATCGCCCTTGTTTGCAATAACTTTACTCTTTGGTATAACGCTTGTTATACGTTCAGGGTCTCTTAATTTTAGTAATAGCCCTCTGTTATCAACGATTTCCATATTTTCTCCAATGCACAAGCGCTCCAGAGTGGTCTCTGAAGTCAATAATTTTGGTGCCCCTTAACAGAATCGAACTGCTAATCCATGATTACAAGTCAAGTGTTATACCATTTAACTAAAGGGGCGAGCATCGGTCTTTCCCGAATGTCAGTTAGCGCCTAGGCGGAAAGGAGTCTGGTCAAATTTATAACACCAGCTACAAAGACCCATTACTAACAGGCGTGGTTTACCAATGAAGAGTCACTCTCACGTAACCCCCGACTAGCTAGGCACTCACACCTTATCCTGTAGTCGTTACTATGTTCTTATTTCTTTTTACGCTCTCGTTTACTTACCTCGGAAACAAGATTACGTTTTGAATCTCTTTTGAATGAACGGTTACTACTCGCATCTTCGACTTTAAGGCCAGTCTTATTAGAGCCGCCCTTATCAAATGCTTTAACGTGAGCTACGTCTTTACCGTCACCCTTGCTTACTTTGCCTTCTTTCATCATCTTTGCGCGGGCTGAATTACGCTGAGCACGGTTCTTTTTCTGCTCATCCGTACCTTGATATAACTCATACTCACGTTTGTAGTTTCTAGCTGTCATATTACGACCTTCCATTATGCGCACAATCTAACACGGGGCACCACGCTTTGCAACTAAAGTTACGTTTCGGGTTCCATACCCCACTATTATGGCAGTCTTCTAACTGGGTCACAAGGGGTTTAAACTGCTCAAAATAAGCTAGGCGGAAGTGGGTATCGTAGTCTTCTTTAATAAACTCTTTGGATACTACAAATAGCAATCCCGCCTTGATAACCTTAATCTCGGGGTACTTTAAAAACGTAGCCGCCGCTAATAACTTTAATTGTTTAGTATCAGCATACTTGGCGCTTTTACCTGTCTTATAGTCAATTACTCTAGCTTCTTGGTTCTCATGGTCTATGATAATTAAGTCAGCGATACCCCGCCAATAGACGTTTTTATCAAAGAAATCGCAGGGTACTAAACGCTGATCCGCCGTAAGCTTAACTGCAAGTTTGTTTTCACAAAGCTTTTCACCTGGGATTGCTTTGAGTTTATCCAACATAGGTTGTATATACGCATACTTTTCAGGTAGTGGCTTGCCATCACGGATATGTTCTTCCGCTGCTAAATGCAAATCTTTACCATAGTTCATGGCGTCTGATT